ACAGCCATTTAGGTTCTCCTTTCATTTCAGTGCGCCCCGGATCAGGGCGTTCATTACATCGTTTTCTCCTGTTTTTGTCTTCCCTCCGCCCACTGGAGCAGTCCAGTCAAAAGAAGTCTTCTTGCGGTCGGCGGTAAGCGCGTCCACGGCCTGCTCAAAGGTGGTCTTGTCGTCCACCATCTTCCCTGCCTTGAAAGCGATGAACTCCGCCTCCTCGCCGGTCAAGCCCTTTTTCAGGACATACAACTCACGCTTCAACTGGTCTCTCTCCGCTTCTGCGGTTGTCAGCTTTCCGGAGAGAGTATCCCTCTCGCCAGTCAGCTTGTCCCAGCGTTCTTTCTCTCCGGCCTGCCCGTCCTTCCAGGTGCGGTAGGCGGTCAGCTCTTCTTCGCTGGGCATACCCTTCATGGCTTTCGCAAGCCGCTTGCCGATCATGGCATCCACTTCCTCCTGCGTGAAGGTCTTCGCAGGGGCGGGCTCCGGCGCAGGGGCCTGGGTAGGATTATTGATAGGTTCGCTCATAGTAGTTACCTCCGTTTATTGTCAGGGCCGTCGCCCTGCGGTTTTACGCCTCTCGGCAAAACAAAAAGAGCCATCAACCACCGAGGAATCCTCGGAAACTGATGGCTCTTGGCTCACAGGCTCTTGGCTCTATGCGATATTTACTTCCATGTCGTGCTTACATGCCTTGCATCGAAACGGCATGTGCTCTACTTTGGTATCCGGTCGAACCGGGAAAAGAGCTTTCCCGCAGTACGGGCAGCAATACCATGTTTTCCCGTTAATTTCTTTTATCACGCGCTGCCCTCCACAACATACCACTTGCACTTCTCGCAGACTTCATTTGCTTTATCTACGTCAAACGGCTCTATTGCAAGCTCCATGTCCATCTCGTCCTCCCGAACTTCTTGGACCTCATAGCACTCTCCATATAGGATTTCTCGCCCAAAAAGAGGGCAAACGCATTTATCATTGTGATTTTTCGCCATATCATTTCCCCTCCAAATAGTCCCGATACTTCTTTCTCAGCTTTTCCGGGACCGCTGTTACAATCTTCCCGTCAACGCTTAAAACTACATAACCGCTATCTGCCAAGAATTTCAATGTATTCCGGTCAGTCTGATACAAAACTAACCTGCTGTTATTTATGATACTCTGCGACGCTTCAATCGTCAATGCAGATCTATCCGGTTTCATCGTAAGGTTATTTGCAAAGTGGTCTGTCACGCCGCTAATCTGCGGCGGGTCAAGCTGCACCTGATATTGTCTGGAAGAGAATTTACCGACAATTTTTATGTTCCCTTGATATGATTCCAGCCCGGAAAATTGTTTTATGCTGGTTAGCCCTTCCGGATATTGAACCTGCATTCTTTCTCTTTGTAACGGTAGCCCCGCCGCCTCGCTGAACGCCTTGTATTCTGCATTTAACCGACGTATGCGGGCTGTTACCGCTTGGGCGTCCTCTTTCAACCCTGCGGCCTTGTATGCCGCCTGTTCCCGCTTCAGCCTGCGGACGGTCCGCTCAATTTGCCTCTGCTTCTGGGTAGCCTCATAGGCTGTATAGTGCTTACCCTCAAAGTCCACGTCGTGGCCGTCGTCAATGTGGACCAGCTGTTCGTCTGTGTATGTGCGCTCCATCACACCATCCACAAAGGCCGTCCTAATATGGCGGCAGTTTGCTCCTTCCAAGCCGTCCACATAGCCCAGGCCACACACCTCGTAGATGTTCGGATACTTGTCACCGGCTCTGACAGAGTACACACGGCCTTGCCATGCCTTGTGATTCTGCCATCCAACGCCCTTGTCCCGGGCTCCGATGTGAGCTGATATCTCAAAGTATGGTGTCTCCAGATATTCCGCGCTCTGCTCCGTGTACTTGGCACAGATCTGGGATACGCCTGTCATCACTGCACGGCGGGCAGCCACGTCGATATGGTCACGGTGGCCGCTCTCATAGTCCACCATGCGGAGTCCGCTGTCTGCAAGCTGCTTGACGGCGCTCTTGATAGCCTGATTATAGGATATAGCCCCGCTCATGATCTGCATCTCCGCGCTGTCCAGCGCCCACTGGTAAGCCCTTGCATAGGGCAGCATGGTTCGCCCGTTGTCCAACAGAAAGCCCATGGAGCGGGTCAGGTTTCCAACTTCCCGCTGTGCTTGGGAGAGTATGGCGTTAATATCGGCAGAACTCACCATCGTCTCCGGCTGTGTCACGCCCGCTAAGTCAATGAGGTCGGTATAATACCGCTGGTTGCGCTCTACCACCTCGTCCAGCAGCTTGTCCAGTTCTTTCCGGGAGATGTTGGCGGTTCGCTGGATAGCTTTCTCAATCTCGCTCAGGTCGATGCCATGGGAGCGCAGCACCCGGATGCCCTGCACCGTGACCTCGTTCAGCTCGCCGGATAATTTCAGGCGAGAACATATTTCCTCTAGGAGCGTCGCTTCCAGACTGCGGTATAGCTCGGCCAATTCTTCTGGAAGAGAGTCCAGAACTTCGGGAGAGAATGGGTATTTCATTCAATCTCGTTCTCCCCTTCCGTTGTCATGTCCTCCATCTTTGGCAGCATTTTCTTAGCCGTAGCCTCGTCCTCGTTGTACCACTTCATGCGGTACTCCCACGGGTTCATAATGCCCGCCGCAAGGTCCTGACGGTCATTATTCCGCTCGGTGGTCTTGTCCTCGATGATAGAGTCATCAAAGTCAATGGTAACTTTAGCATCTTCATTCAGCCCGGCGCCCATGGCTGCATTCCCAAGCCGAAGAATAATATGGCACAACTCTGTAATGGCCTGTTCCAAAATGATTTCATGCTTTTTGATGGTCCTAAACATGGTGGAGTTTTCGCTGATGACCTGGGTAGCTGTGGTAATGCTCCCCTGGTCGAAGCGGTAATGGTTTTCTCCAAAGCCACACTTGCTGGACAGTAGATTCAGTTGGTCTTGGATGCCCGTGTTGTGCTCCTGGGTACGGAGTGTCATGTCGATGGGCGTGATGGCCGCACCGTCACTTACATCCTCCGGGAGTACATAGTAAGCCAAGTCGTCCGGGTCAAAAAATGGCTCTCCGTCGAGGTCTTTGGTTGCAGACGGCTTGACCATGATGCGCTTTTTCCCAAGGACGAACTCATTGACGTAGCTATCATAGGCCACATCTACGCCTTTGAGAACATCGATGGCGTTTGCATAGACAGAAACCCCCAGCGGAGAATCGTCAAAATTGTTGGCAATATTAGGCCTGTCAATAACAAACTGCCTCTGATCTGATCCGGTATGTACCACAGGTGGGACTGCCTCAAACCCTGGAATGTCGGCCAAAGACAGTTCTGCATCCACATTGTTATTGCGGTAATGATAGATGCGATTCTCGATGTCGTATAAGCCGTCTACCTTGTGATGAATCTGGAGATAACAATAATCCTCACCGTTGACGGTCACGATGCTATCAAATGCGCAATCGGTAATAATACCGTTCTGCCATGCCAGCGGCCAGATATGCTCCACGGTCACATAATCCATTACAATGCCGCTTGCGCTTCCAGGAATGGGACCAAACTCCGTCGCTTCCATGCCTACTACTCGCGGTATAAAGGCCACTGTCCCGAGTGCAAACGCTTTTTCCTGCATCTCATTTACCTGGACCAGAAAGTTGTTTTCGGCGAACACGCGGTCAATAAATTCCTGCTCCCGCTGCCCCTCCAGAGTGATTTCCACCTTTTCATTCATCAGGAGGTTTGCCCAATCCTCTGGGATCTTCTTGCCCATGTTGAGAGTATACCGCTTGCATCGAACCATGCTCGTTCCGTTTCGAACCTTGTACCGATGGAAGCCCTTCACATCTCCAATATACCAGCTTTTCCATTCCTGCACTTTGCTGTAAAAGTCTTCGCTGATGGTGGCAAAGCCCAGCTCTTTCAGCTTATCATTTATGTTCAAGCAGTTACCCCCATTCTCCTGAATACACGCTCAAGTGCATACCTTGTAGCGTCAATAAGGTGGTTATTCTCGTCAGGATACCCGCCGATGATCTCCCCATCCTTATTCCGCTCATACTCATAATTCACAAACTCGTTGTAAGCGTTTGGAGTCCTTCTGCGGTCAATGACAACCTTACGCCGCTGGAGCCACTTCATACCATACTCCACGCTTCCAGGCCCCTTAATTGCCTCTTTGGCCGGAAGGCCCATCGCCCGATAGTCTGCTGATGATTTAGGCTCTGCGCTGTCACAGGTAATGTAAGCATCCTTGTAACCTTTGGAAAGAATCAACTTTGCGCTCGCCTCGTTGGTCAGCTTATTTTGGTATATCTCGTCCATTAGGTATATTGTCTCTCTAGCCCGGTCATAGTGGAGTCGGATAAAGGCAAATGGGTCCGGGAACCAGCCCCAGTCCGCACCTTGATAGATACGGTCAAAGGAAGCGAACTCTTCGTCCGTGATTTCCCTCAACTCCAGATTCTCAAATACATTCCCGCCGGTGCCGACAGCTTCGCCCAAGTATTCATGGCGATAGGCCCTCTCGTCCGTGGTCTTCAAGTGTTCAGCTTCTGCTAGGAACTGCGCCCCCAACCACCCCGGTGGGGCTTCCAAGTATGTACTCTTGTGGCACAGCCTGTCTGCTCTTTCCTCCAAGCTATCCTTATTGGCCCAGTTGTCCCGGCTTATGGGTGGATTGTAGCTCTCAAAGTTCCAGAACTTCGACCCGCCGCGCATGGTAGATTGTAAAATGGTTCGAATCTCCGCCCGACCGGAAAACTGATCTTTTTCTTCAAAGTGTGTTACAGCGATATATCCGAACGGAACCTTAATGGACTTTATTTTCATGGGGTCATCAGCGCCCCGGAACATGATTTTCTGCCCAGTCGGCTTATAAATCAGCTCCATAGGTTGAACCTTAGCGTCCCAGTACGCCGCCATACCCAATTCTCCGATTGCCCATAGATATTGTGCATACACGCTGTCCCGGATGGTGTTCGCCACTTTGCGAAGTACCAAGGCGTGGGTGTTTGAATTGGTCAGCAAGATAAGCGGCACCAGCAGGGAAACGCAGGAAGATTTAAGCGAGCCTCGGCCACCAGACAAATCATAGTGTGTGTGTCCGTGTTGGAATACGTCACGAGCCAGTAGGTGGAATGCAGGTCCAAGGACGGACGATAAACGAATCTCAGACATCTATGACCACCTTAACCTCCGTATCTCCATCGCCGTTCGCCTTTCCATCGAACGCTCCCACATGTTTCCCTAACAGTTCAAGTGCTTTTATCTTGCTGGAATACTTCAGATCGCTGTCATTCGCATCCGAGGCCGGTTTATCTGTGATTTCCTTCAGCTTGGCAAGCACATAGTCCTGTGTAATCTCTGTCCGTTCACTTCTGGCTCTCTTTGCTTCCTGAATTGCGGAAGAAACGTTATTTTTCGTAATTAGCTGCCGCCCAATTTCAGGGTTTTTATACCCTGCCCGAAGAGCAGCCTGTGCGGCATTCAAATCCACAAGGTACTCCTGCACAAATCTTTCTTGCTTTGGCGTTAATGCCACACTCACCACCTCTCGCCTAAGTAGAGTCTCCCAATCCCCCCACCGCCACCGACAGAGCGCGCCCTCTCTCTTTCTTTTCGGGGGAGATTAAGGGGGGATTATAGGGGGGTAAGAGATAG